GAGCCAACCGGCGATGCCAGTGGCAAGAATCAGGGCACTATCAAAGCCAAGCCTTCTGCGGCTAAGGCTGAAACCAAGATCCCTGAGATCAAGCCCACCGTCAAGGAAGACATTGTTGCTCTCTTGACCGGTCAGGAACTCTCTGAGGACTTCAAGACTTCGGCTGCTACTCTGTTTGAGGCTCACCTCAACGAGCGTACCCGTCAGATTGAAGAAGAAGTTCAGGCGCAGTACGAGACTCTTCTTGAGCAGCACACCGTGGCTGTCACCGAAGAACTCGTTGAGCGCATTGACGAGTACCTGAACTATGTGGTTGAAGAGTGGATGCAGGAGAACCGCCTTGCTGTTGAGCAGGGACTCCGCACCGAGATCACAGAAAACTTCATTGGTAACCTTCGTGGACTCTTTGCTGAGTCGTACATTGAGGTTCCTGAAGAGAAACTAGACCTGTTTGAGTCCACCGTTGAAGAGGTTGAAACCCTTGACGGCGAACTCAAGAGCCAGGTCGAAAAGAACATGGAACTGGTTGAAGAGGTCGAGCAGTTGAAGTGCGAGATCGTCTTCCGTCAGATTTCCGAAGGACTAACTGATACAGAGGTAGAAAAACTCCGTCGTCTTGCAGAAGACCTGGACTTTGACACCGTTGAACAGTTTGCCGAGAAGATCAGTGTTCTCCGCGAGAACATTGAGAACATCGGAACAGTTGCAAACGAAACCGCTACTGAAGATTCTCTTGAGGAATCTTTCGAAGAGGCTTCAGAAGCATCACCACTCGTTGAAGCCGTAGTGCGTTCAATGAGCAAGTCACGACAGTAATTCACAGTCACAGACTGTTTACAACCAAGGAGTATGAACATGGAAGATAAATTTCTAACAGAACAGGCTATCCGCAAGTGGAAGCCCGTTCTAGATCACAAGGATATGGCTCCCATTACGGATGCCCATAAGCGCGCAACAATGGCTACCCTTCTGGAAAACCAGGAGAAGGCAATCCGTCAGCAGATGCTGACCGAAGGTCCAACCAGCAACATGAGCGGCACCGGCATTGTTGGTCAAGATACCGGCGCACAGATTCAGGGCTACGATCCAATTCTTATCCAATTGGTTCGTCGCGCCATGCCGAATCTCATGGCTTACGACATCTGCGGCGTTCAGGCTATGTCGGCTCCGACAGGCTTGATCTTCGCAATGCGTACCAAGTACGCTAACACCAATGATGGTGGTGCTTTTGGTGCAGAAGCCTTCTTCAACGAACCACAGGTTGCGTTCTCGGGCGTTAATGCTCAGAATAAGAGCCAAGGTTCTATCAGCGGTGTTTCGGGAGGAACCTTTGGTGCGTTCTTTGCTGATCCGTTCGAAGGTGTGCCTGGTCTTGGTAATCCAATCAATGTCGCCGGTCTTACCACTGGTGCAGGACACAACACCGCAACTGGTGAAAATATTGCTCCTGCCCAAATGGGCTTCAGCATTGAGCGTGTGGCTGTTGAAGCCAAGACACGCGCACTTGCTGCGTCCTACTCGGTGGAACTGGCTCAGGATCTCAAGGCTGTTCACGGCTTGGATGCTGAAACCGAACTCGCCAACATTCTCAGCACGGAAATCCTTGCTGAAATCAACCGCGAAGTGGTTCGTACCGTTTACCGTAACGCCAAACTTGGCGCACAGCAGACCGACCTGTACTACAAGACCGTAGTTGGTGGTTTGACTCAGGCTGGTGCTTTGGCTGTCGGTGGTGTGTACGATCTCATTCAGGACTCTGACGGTCGTTGGAGCGCGGAAAAGTTCCGTGGTCTAATGTTCCAGATTGAGCGTGAGTGCAATCAGATCGCCAAGGATACTCGTCGCGGTAAGGGCAACTTTATCGTCTGCTCCGCAGATGTTGCTTCTGCTCTCGCAATGGGTGGCTTCCTGAACATCAGCCCTGCGCTGAATGTCAGCCTTGATGTTGATGACACCGGCAACACCTTTGCTGGTACCCTCAACGGCAAGGTCAAGGTGTACATTGATCCGTACATCGACAGCAGTGCTAACAACCCCAACTTCGTCTGCGTTGGATATAAGGGAACTAGCCCGTATGATGCGGGTCTGTTCTACTGCCCTTATGTTCCGCTACAGATGATGCGTGCAGTTACCACTGACACCTTCCAACCCAAGATGGCATTCAAGACCCGCTACGGCATGGTTTCCAACCCATTCTCTAAGGGTTCAGCCATCGGCAGCGGCGCACTTGATGTGCGTAGCAATGTCTACTACCGTCTGTTCCGCGTGGACAACCTCCACGGTGTTGCATCGTAATAGACTGCTCATAAAGCAAAGAATTGGGGAGGGCTTAGTGCCCTCCCCTTTTCTTTTCTACATACTGTTATGGCAAACAAATACAATTTTGACACCATTCCCGAACAAATAGAAAATCGGTATCCCGAGCGGATCAATCCGCTGCTGCCGACCTACTATCGGTTTGCCATTGCACGAAGCCCCAATTTATCGTATTTCTGTCAGAGTGCTTCGCTGCCAACCGTCACCATGAGTGAAGTAATCATGCCTACGCCGTTCGTGCCTGTGAAGGCTCCATCCAAAATGGACTTTGATGAATTAAGCATTACTTTTATTGTGGACGAAGAAATGAAAAACTGGCTTGAGATATTCAATTGGATGCGCTCGTCCACCAATGTGGAAGACTATAGCGAATTCAGTTACCCTGCTACTCAACTGTCTACCGCTAATCTCATTATTTTGAACAGCACCAAGAATCCACAAATCAATGTGACCTTTGAGGGGCTGTATCCCCGTTCATTGGGTTCCATTGATTTTTCGTCCACGATAATGGATCCTGAGCCGTTTCAATGCACCGCTACCTTTGCGTACCGCAACTACAATATTGAAGTTCTGTAATTTGTGCTTGACGGCTTGACTCTATAGTGTAGAATCTCCCGCATGGAGAACTCCTATGACCTTAGATGACATTCGCAAAGAGATTGAGCGCGATGTGCGCTTGGATGACGCGGCTTTAGATATTGAAGCCCTGAAGATTCCACAACTACACAGCAAGTACCTGAACTTCCTCACGGACGAGAAACTGACCCTCTCCAAGTGTGAGTTTGACATGAAAGCACTGCTTCGTGCCAAGTGGGAGTACTACACAGGCAAGATGTCGCAGGAAGAGTTGACTGTGCGCGGATGGAATCCCTTTCCGCTAAAGATACTACGGAATGATCTTGATCTGTATTTGGATTCTGATGTAGACCTTTCCAAACTACAGCAACGGGTTGTGTATCAAAAGGAAAAGATCGCTCTGCTTGAAGAGATTGTCAAGGAACTAAACAACCGTCATTGGAAGATTCGGTGCGCGATTGATTGGAGGAAATTTGTCAATGGACAATGATTCGCCCATTCAGTATCCCGCAGATCCCGACAACTGGTGGATTGATCGTATGTACTTGCAAGACGCATTCGCGGCTGCACAGCACAGCACAGATCCCAACACACAGGTTGGATGTGTTCTCACCCTGCCCAACATGGGTGTGGTGTTGTCGTCATGGAATCATGTGCTGCCCGTGCTTGAGACAGCAGGATATCCCCGCAAGACTAGCGACAAGGGGTACTGCACGGAACACGCTGAACGCGCAATCATATACAAGTCTATTCACAACGGTTTGCCCACAAACGGATTAACCGTGTACTGCACATGGGCTTCGTGTGCAGAGTGTGCGCGTACAATCATACAGTTCGGTATCAAGCGCGTGGTGATTTTGAACGCGTTGCTTGAGCGTACACCGTATCGGTGGCGTGATTCAATTACCGCAGGTGGAGATATGCTGCGCGATGCGGGTGTTCAAGTGGTGGGGTGGCGTGGCGATCTTGGAACTACATATAGTATACGGTTCAATGGTCAAACCGTTGGAAACGAGGACTTGCATTAAATGGTTGACCTTGATGTGAGTGAAGTTGATTCGGTGAATGTTCGTGTACAATGCGAGAAAGGCATTGCTCACGAACTGTCGGATTACTTTACCTTCAAGGTTCCCGGCTACAAGTTCATGCCTGCGTATCGTTCCCGTATGTGGAACGGTGACATCAAACTGTACAATATCCACTCGCAGTTGATTTACTCAGGGCTAACAGAGTACATTCAAAAGTTTGCAGAAGAACGGCAGTACACCATTACGCTGCCCACGCGCAACGACAACAAAATCACCACCGATGCTGTGCGAAAATTTGTACATGATTTCTTACAAGTTCGGGTGGGTGGAAAGCAAGTGGAAGCCCACGATCATCAGGTGAACGCCATCCACCACGCCATAGAGCGTGAGCGGTGCCTCCTGCTGTCACCCACGGGCAGTGGCAAAAGCCTGATCATCTACGCGCTGCTGCGGTACTATTTGGACAAGATACACAAGAACAAGAAGGTGCTAATCATTGTGCCCACGGTGTCGCTTGTGGAGCAGATGATTTCCGACTTCACGGATTACTCGTCTGCAAACGGGTGGAGTGTTCC